GCATTCGTTGAGTACGATGCTAACGTACACGACCACGTGCAGCTACAGATAGTGAACCTACTCAAGATAGCTGAAGTAGGTTCACTCGCTATTGTACAATGCATCTACCCGCCTGAAGATGGCGAACAAGGCTACGCATTGTGCGCCCACGTCCTGTGTGCACGTATCAAAACAACCAAAGGCAACGTGCTACTTCCTATAGGTGAGATAAGTACACGCGACGTTGCGAGCATGCGACCGCCACACGACACGTATTTGAATGAGCCGAAGGTCGCAGTCATTGACCCTGCACTCGCCGGTAGACCTGTGAAGGTGTATCAGGACGAAGAGGGTAGACTACACGTCGATAATAGCGCTGACGATGATGACGATAATGGCAAGGTACACTAATGCTCAACTTCCTGCACCATTTGTGCTTATACATTGTGTACGTGTGGGGATCAACCATCATGATCTACACAGTCGTATACATCATTCCACTGTACTTAATCTTGAAAGGGGTACGCTACTATGCGAATGTCAGAAGAAAGCCTACACGACAAAGACAAACGAACGGCAGAAGGAAGGCCACAACTAGAACACCGGCACTTCGCCGTAGTCGCAAGCGTCATCGCACAGATGATGCCACTCAAACTGCGTAAGACTACAGCTATGCACTTCGCTGAGCACTTCAAAGAACGCAATGTGCGTTTCGATAGCGCACGCTTCTTGAGAGCATGTAACTATGACCGATAAAAAGATGCCGCAGCATGTTGTAGACCAACGCGCTGCGGCTAATCACAAACCACTGCGCCGCGCTGGTATTGCGTCTGAGCCATACGATGTGTTCAGACGCATCAACATGCATGATGGCAACCGTGATGTGTGTTGGGAGTGGACTGGTGCACACGGTCTAGGCACGCGTGGTGAGTATAGACCGCGTGTAGTCATAGGCATGAAAGATTTATACGTCTACCGTGTAGTGTATGAACTCTATACCGGCTACAAACTACAGGCCAAAGACGTAGTACGTCATCAATGCGACAACAGTTGGTGCTGTAATCCATTCCACATGATCATCGGTAGCCAAGCTGACAACGTGCAGGATATGTTGAAGCGTGAGCGCGTAGGTATGAAGCACTTCCACATCAAACGCATCATGCAGATGTTGGAGATAGGTGCAACTGCTGATTATATAGTCAACGCTATGAAGCAAGGCTACGCTATGACCATCGACGCTTCGATGATCCGCAAGATCAAAATGCGTCGTATATACAAACACATCGAATGGCAGTGGGGAGATGATTGGGCTAAACAACGTCGCGCTCGTTTGAACGCTATAAAGCAGCAGCGACTTGCGGGTGATCCTAGTAGTGGTATAATAGATAGTCAACAACACAATGGAGAAGGCAATGACGAAGAAACCAACAGTTAAGGATGCTGAGAGCTTGCCGCTTGAAGCGCGAGTTGCACAATGTGTAACCAGCTTCGCAGCGCCCAAGACAACTCAAGACAGCGTAGACCAGCTAGCTGCCGAGTTCGCTACAGCTAACTACCTACGCACGTACGCTGAGAAGCGCTACGACACTATCAAGCGTAGCGTCATGGAGTCATACGAGACTGACGTTGCAGTACTCCGCAACGATGCTACTGAAACCATGTCGAAGTCTAAGCAAGTCATCACAGGTCAAGACTGGTGCTTGTACTTGTCAGCTAACAAGCCGTCCACGCGTTGCGACGTTGACGACTTGCGCACCGAGTTAGTACGCCTCGGGGTGAATGTTGACACCATTGACAGAGCAATCGGTAAGGTGTCAAAGAAGTCAACACCAGCATTCAGCGTCAGTGCCGCACGCGCGGAGTAACAACATCATGCCTAAAGACGACAACAACAACGTCGTCAAGCTGCGCCAGCCCCCTGCAAAGGTGGCTGGCGTTGGCGTTGATGAAGCTATACAGCCGAAGTCACTACTCAACATGACAGATGTAGAACAGGAGGTGTTTCTTAACACACTGCGTGAGCGTAGACTACGCGCATCGCAAATACTCAAACGTGCTGCATCAGTGAAGCGTCAAGCTGACACAGTTACAAACATGATCCGGCTTGAGAAGAAAACTGAGCAAGCACAGAAGCAATACGACAAGGCTAGCAAAGCCTTCGACAAGCTTGAGGAATTGCTGTATAGCTTACGAGCTATGGCACTACAGCACACTGATGTAGACATCACTAAGCTAACCAGCGACGACAAACCGCGTAAGTAGTTACACACTGTGTAGGAGATATCCAATGGTCAACTATGTACAACGCGCACGTGATGTACGTCATCTCATACAAACAGAAGGCATGGAGAAAGGTGTAATCAAGTCGTTAGAACGCCTAGCTGAAGATAATGAGATGTTGCGCCAAGAGATGACACAACTGGTGCAGAACATGGACCGCATGGCTAACATCGTCGCTGACATCGCTACTGTGGGTGTCAAGCTGAAGAACGATTGGGCAGAGGTGAGGAAACGGTTTCATCCAGACAATGAAGCTGGTGAAGACATCCAGTAGTAGGCAGGGGACCGCCATGCAGTCGCTATTTAAGGAGCACTTCACGTATGACCCCGAAACAGGGCAGCTATATAGCAGCGGACGGGCTGTAGGTACTGCACACCGCTCGGGTTCTATACTCGTCAAGATGCATGGTAAGCAGTATCTCGCTCACCGTGTCATATGGAGCATGCTCTACGGTGATCCTGTACCTAAGTACATAGCGCATATCGACGGTGATAATGCGAACAACAGGCTAGACAACTTGTGTGACGAAGCTGGTACGCCTGAAGAACGTGAACAACTTATGCAACAACTGAAGGAGTATGGGGTGATAACATGACACGACAAACGAACCGACAATCGAACCAGTGCGACATCTGTGGCCGCTTTATAGCGTTCGCAGACTTCACAAACGGTAGTGGTGCTATCCGCCGTCTAGTGACGCCTGATAGTCAACACTCTACAGAGACATACGAAACACTATGCAAGGAGCACGCACGTGATCATCAAACCAACGACCGACAAGACCCTGCCGTGGGTTGACTACTCGTCACTCAGTGCAGTCAACACATGCCCACGATGGGGTATCATACACAGCATCAAGGGTAAGAGACTACCTACAGGAACAGAACGTGTACTACCACTCGAAGCGGGCCGCGCTATGCACGATGTGTTCGCGTCTTGTCGCCTGTTTGATCTAATGATGGTAAAGAAGGATGACCCATCTGCGATCAAGGTCATTGACATGTACGCTAACAAGTTGTTCGCAAGCGTTGAATATCCTGACAGATGGCAAGATGCGTTGAAGTACTTCAACAATGAAGATGAAGACGACGAAACACGCTGCATGCAGATGGCACTCAACCTGCTTGAAACTAGCGGCTACCACGATGACCCGCGTGATAACAAACGCACGCAGTCTAACTTAGAGAGCGCTGCTATCAACTACATACAACGCTACCCGCTCGGTCGCTTCATCCCTATCATGTCTGAAACGATGGTCGGTATTGAAGTGCCGTTCGACGTGACACTGCACACCTTCGACAACGTACCGATCATCCGTCTTATAGGCCGTGTCGATGCTGTATGCCTAGACACCTTGCGGCCTAATGATCCTATCCCAGAGATACATGAGAACAAGACAGGCTCACGTATCGACACTGTGTGGAGTAGTAGCTTCGATACTTCACATCAAGTCACCACTTACTGCGTTGCTATGTCCTGTGTGCTAGGCATCCCTATCTACAACTGCGTCATGTGGGGACTACAGATACCAGTACCAAAGTCATCCATGTACAGCGATGGCATAATGCGTTACCCTACTACACGCGACCGCAACGCATTCATCGAGTGGGAGCGTTGGGTTAGTCATACACTCTTCATCATTGACGAGTACAGCGAGGAACCTACAGACGCACCTATGTACACACATAGCTGCAACCGCTACTTCCGCTCATGTGCATTCATACCACTGTGCACAGAGACACCAGAACAACGCAAGCACATCTACGAAGTCGAGATGATCAGTGAGCGGTGGTCGCCACTCACAGACACATTGAGTGAATAGTTACAAGCACGAGCACGCAAACGTGTCCGGCCTCCGGCCTCTGGAACTTGCGTGTGTGCGTAGTTGTGTTATAATGTATGTAACTTAGCAGGAGATATAGATGGAAATACGCATTGATAAACCAACAGACATGCTCAGTCGTATGTCAATGATCCTGTGGGGTGATGCTGGCTGCGGTAAGACTACACTTGCAGCAACCGCCCCCGGTCGTAAGTTGTTTATAATGTTCGACCCCGACGGTGATATGTCTATCCGCAACATGCCTAATTGGGAACGCATCAACCTTACCAACGAGCAGTCGGTAGACATAACCAAAGAAGGCATCAAGCCTGACCCTTACACATTGTGTAAGTTGATTGAAGACTTCGACACCGTTGTAGTTGATAGCCTTACCAAGTTCAGCGAACATGCGTTGAAGTATGCGGTGATAGTCAACGCTAACAAGAAGTCAACAATCGAGAACCCCGGCCTTGCTGGCTATGGTACACGTAACATCTACGTTGGTGCCTTTGTTAGCAACATGATCCGCATTACAGGTCAGCTCAACAAGCATCTCATATTCATCACACACGAACGCGATGCAGACCGCAACGACACTGGCGCTATTGTCAGTGTGAGCATGATGCTAGGTGGTCAACTACCTAACATCACGTCGAAGGATATATCAGAAGTCTGGAACATGCGTGATCATGGTGGTAAGCGATACATCGCTATCCGCCCTGAGCGTTTCAGATCACCGATGAAAAGTCGCATGTTCGACATGACTAGCAACACAGCATTCGAGTGGAACTACAACGCAAACAAACACAGCGGCAACACGTTGTCTTACTGGTGGGAGAAGTACGTGAGTGAGGGGCACAACAAGTTGTCGCTACCGAAATAGGCACACTACAGTTAGTAGTGCAGCTTATACCACCAAGCTAGCTATAGTGGCTTGCTCGCTCGCCGGTGGTGTGTATACTACAAAGCCACTTAAACAAGGGAGTACAATGATATGGGTTTGTTGTCATTTAGCGAAAACATTGCAGATGCAGAGGCACCTCCACAGTTGCCTACCGGGGAATACAAGTGCATCTGCACTGCATCTACTGACAAGATCGCTGCATCATCGGGCAATCCGATGCTGACACTTACACTGCAAATCCCGAAGTCAGAGTTTCCTGCTGACTTCGATCCGGGTGATGGTGTTGACGACCAGACGTTCACGTTGAACATCGTGTCACGTGACATCCCCGCCGACCGCTTCCGTATGAAGCGTACGTGCAGTGCATTCGGTGTCCCTATGTCCAACGTCATCAACCCTGATGATTTCGTGGGCAAGGAAGCACGCGTTCGCATCCGTATGGGCAAGGATTTGGAAAATAATCCACGTGCGGAAGCGGGGCAGGTCTTGCCTCTGTAAGCTACACAGTGTACAAGCGAGTGCTAGGTGGCAATACCGTCACCTAGCACACTTCCTCTAGAAACAGGATGCATTCCTATGGCTACCTCACCAAAGCCCGCTAACATGAGCGGCAAGAAGCCCGCCAACCGCGCACCGCAGAAGCGCACGTTTCATTTCTTCGTTCGCGTTACCGATGAGAGTGGCGCTGTCATTCCCGGTGCGAAGCTGAAGGTGGAACGCATCATCACCGATGCTCGCAAAGTCATCGAGTTCATGGACACACCTGATTACGCTAACCTCGGCCTCACGCGTGTGAAGCATGAGATTATCGCTAACAAGCGTGGCGAGGAAAGCGACGGTCCTACGTCTGTTGGTTGATACTGCCTTCCATTAGCTAGCAGACTAGAGCGCCGTACGTGTGTTGTACCCCTTCGCACGTACGGCGCTTGTACATTGTCAGCGCGAAACATAGCGCATTGGAGAACATAGATGGACCTCGACGCAGAGCAACAGCGTGCAGTTGACCTATGCACAGACACAAGCAAGCGCCTCGTTAGTGTGACAGGAGAGGCCGGCACTGGTAAGACTACAATCATCAAGCAGACATGCGACATACTCAAAGAGCAAGGTGTTAGCTTCGCAATTGCAGCGCCCACTGGCAAAGCCGCTCGGCGTATACGTGAAGCAACAGGTTATCCAGCAGTCACCATACATAGACTACTTGAGTTCAATCGTCCTGACATGGATGATGAGACTGGTGAACCTACATCAGTCAGCGTACCATCACGTACACGTAGCAATCCACTAAGCGAACGCGTCGTCATCGTCGATGAGTACGCTATGGTAAGCACAGCACTGCAC